ACCTGTGGGAAGTCTCCCTGGTCACCTTCCCCGCCAACGATGCCGCCCGCGTGCAGGGCATCAAGAGCATCGAAGGCATTGACGATCTCAAGACGGCAGAGCAATACCTGCGTGATGCAGGCTTTTCTCGCCGTGAGGCCGTGGCGTTCATCGCCAGGGTGAAACACCTCGGACAGAGTGATTCTGATGGAGGCATGCAGCAAATCCTCGACGCCCTGAAAGCGCGAGACCACCTACTTGCCCACTGAAAGGAAATCTCATGAACACCACTCGCATGAAGTATGTTTTTGCCGCGGTACTGGCGTTGGTCGCCGTCTCCGCGATTGCTGGCCATCCGCTGGTCGGTGCCGATGTCCTTGCCGGCCTCACCCTGCTGCCGCTGGCCATGGGTGAAATTTCGCCCGTCGGCGAAATCAAGGATCTGATCCAGAAGCAAGGCGAAGCCTGGGAAGAATTCAAGCGCACCAACGACGAGCGCCTCAAGGCCAAGGCCGAAGGCGGCGCCGTGGCCGACCTCGACGCCAAGCTGGCCAAGATCAACGAAGCCATGGCCGAGCAGCGCACGCAACTGGTCGAAATCCAGAAGCGCGCCAACCGCCCCGGCGCCGGAGCCGACGACCAGACCGAAGAGGCGATCGCCAAGCGTGAAGCGTTCAACCGCTTCCTGCGCAAGGGCGAACAAGGCCTTGACGAAATGCAGCGCAAGGCCATGCAGTCCGGTTCCGATCCGGATGGCGGCTACCTGATCGAAGAGGCCATGGACGCCACCATCGACCGCATCGCGCCCACTGTCAGCGCCATGTTCCGCCTGGCCAATGTCGTCACCATCGGCACCTCGAAGTACGAGAAGCTGGTCAAGACCAGCGGCATGGCCATGCGCCGCGTTGCCGACGGTCAGACCGGCGGCGAGAGCACCGAGCCGAAGTTTGCCAAGATCGGCATCGAAGTGTTCAGCGCTGAAGTCGAGCCCTGGGTGTACAACGAAACGCTGGAAGATGCCTTCATCGACCTGGCGCAGGATCTGGCCGACGAAGCCGGCATCGGCTTTGCCGAAGGCGCGGGCGCCGAGTTCATCACCGGCAACGGTGTCGGCAAGGCGCGCGGCATTGCGGGCTACACCAACGTCGCCAACTCCGCTTATGCGTGGGGCTCGGTGGGCTACATCACCTCCGGCAAGTCGGCAGCCTTCGCCTCCGTCGCCCCGGCCGACAAGATCGTGAGCCTGCAGCACGCCCTCAAGGCGCAGTACCGCCCGGGCGCCGTCTGGCTTGCCAACGACGCCACGCTCGGCGTCATCCGCCAGCTCAAGGACGGAAGCGGCAGCTACTACCTGTGGCAGCCGGATCCCGCCGCCGGCTTCGGTGGCCGCCTGCTGGGCAACCCGGTCGAGGTCGATGACAACCTGGCCGACATCGCCGCCGGCTCCATCAGCCTGGCGTTCGGCAATTTCCGTCGCGCTTACACCATCGTCAATCGCGCCGGTACCACGCTGATCCGCGACAACATCACCGCCAAAGGCACCACGAAGTTCAACTTCCGCCGCCGCTTCGGTGGTGGCATCACCAACTTCGAAGCCATCAAGCTGATGAAGTTCGCCACCTCCTGACGCATCCGTAGCAACCCCCAAGAGGCCCGCCCCGCGCGGGCCTCTGTCGTTCACCGCCGCATTGCGGGCAGCAAACATCTTCCCCCTTTGAAAGGAATCAGATCATGACCACCAAAGACCTCCACAACAACATGCGCACCAAGACCACCATCGCGCCGGTGGCCATCGGTGCCAATGCCACCAAGACCGGCGTTGTCGTCGATCGCCAGGGCTATGGCGGCGTCGAGTTCGTCGCCAGCTACGGCGCCGTCACCACCACCGGCACCGTCGTTACGTTGGTTGTCAAGGAGGGCGACGTCACCGGCACCATGACCAGCGTTGCCGACACCTACCTGCTCGGCACCGAAGCGCTGGCCAGCCTGCCCGCCGCCACGCCGCGCACCGCCGGCACCACCAAGGAAGTCACCAAGCGCGTCGGTTACGTCGGCAACAAGCGCTACGTGTCGGTCGATGCCGTCAGCACCGGCGTCACCTCGGTCGGCTGCGTCGGCGTCGCTGCCGTGCTGCACAGCCCGTACATCGCCCCGACGACCAACCCGTAAGCCAACCCGAAACAGGCTGCGTGCTCACCCACGCGGCGCCGTGAAACTCGGCACCTTCAATTCTCTGGTGAGAGAGGAACCCAACATGAAAGCAGGAGAACGCCAAGTGGCCCCCACCCTCGAAGGAATCCGGCGCGATCATGTCGCCCGCTACGAGTGGGCGTCAACGCGCATCAAGCCGGGCAGCAAGGTGATCGACTTTGCCTGCGGCATCGGCTATGGAACCAGGATACTTGCCGATGCAGGCAACACCGTGCACGGCTACGACATCGATAACGATGCCCTGTCTTACGGCAACAAGCACTATGCCTCACCCGCCACCATGCTTAATTGGGGCGACGGCGGCGCTCCCGGCGACCTTGACCACGCCGACGTCGCCGTGTGCTTCGAAACCATCGAACACCTCGAAGACCCGCGCCCCCTGCTGAAGTCGCTGGCCGCCGCTGCACAGATCCTCGTCGCCAGCGTTCCGAACGAAGACGTGATGCCTTGGCGCATCAACGCCACCACCGTCACCGCCTTCCACTACCGCCACTACACCCGCGACGAATTCGCGGCCCTGCTGCTCGAATGCGGCTGGGAAGTCGTTGAATGGCACGGCCAGCAAGGCCCCGAATCCGAAGTCGAGCCGAACGTAAACGGCCGCACCCTGATTGCCGTCTGCCAGCGCCATGCCGCCCCGGTTCGCGAGGCCACGCCGCCCGCCGCCAAGCCCGAAAAGCACGTCGCCATCCTCGGCCTCGGTCCCAGCCTCGATCAGTACCTCGAACTCACCAAGCGCATGGGTGGCCGGCATGCCTTCTGCGACGAGACCTGGGCCATCAACGCCCTGGGCAGCGTCTTCGCCTGCGACCTTGTCTTCCACATGGACGACGTCCGCATTCAGGAGATTCGCGCCGCCGCCAAGCCGGAGAGCAACATCGCCGCGATGGTGAAGTGGATCAAGACCAGCCCAGTCCCGGTCGTCACTAGCCGCAAGCATCCCGATTACCCGGCGCTGGTCGAGTTCCCGCTGCAGGACGTGCTCAACCATCTCGGCCACGACTACTTCAATAACACTGCCGCCTATGCCGTGGCTTTCGCCATCCATGTCGGCGCCACCAAAATCAGCCTGTTCGGCATGGATTACACCTACCCGAACGTGCACGACGCCGAGAAGGGCCGCGCCTGCGTCGAGTTCTGGCTTGGCCAGGCCCATGCCCGCGGCGTGCATATCAATTTGCCGAAAACCACCACGCTGATGGACTCGATGTATCCGCAGGCTTCCCGCCTCTACGGCTATGACACGCTGGATATCGAATTCAACATGCAACCCGATGGCGAACTCAAGCTGGCCATGACCGAGCGCGCCACCCTCCCCACTGCCGAAGAAATCGAAAAGCTCTACGACCATTCGGCACCTATCGCCCAGCAGCATTTGGGCACGAAAGGCTGATCATGCGCTACGACATCCTCAAGGACTTCAAAGGCTCGCAGACCGGCGCCACCGCCGAGCAATTCACCGCTGGCCAGCAAGCCGACCTGTCCGACTACCTGGTGGCCTGCGTTGATCCAAGCTGGATCCGCCCCGCCGCCGATCCGTCGGCACCAACTATCGACAACAAAGCCATCGCCACCGATGGCGGCAAGCCCGCCAAGAAGCCCAAGAAGGGTGATGCCGCCGCGCCTCCGCCGCCCCCCCTCGACGACGCCGCCGCCGCCGCCCCAGCCGCCCCCCTCGACGACGCCGCCGCCGCCGCCATTGCCGACGCGCAAGCCGCCGAGATCGCGCGCGCCACCGCCACCGCTGCCTGATCCTTACCCCATGACCGCTCTCTCCATCACCATCGACGGCATCTGCGACGGCCTTGGCCATTGGACCGTCGCGCTGCGCGACGCCCAGGGCGTGGCCTTGCAGTCGGTGGCCGTGGATTGGTCCGACCTGCAGGCGCCGCTCGACGACGCCGAACAGGTCGCGCTGGTGCGCCTGCTGCTGCGCGCCAAGTGCGCCGGCAAGACGCTGCAGGCGCTCGATGCCCTGCTGCTGGGGGGGATCGCGCTATGACGCTCGCCGCCGTCGGGCTCATGCAGTGGCCGTCACAGCAGGTGGTGGAGAACACCAACAGCACAGCATTTGGCGTCACGACACTGACCTTCGACAGCACCGCCGACCGCATTGGCTACGTCGGCCAGGCCTACCAGGCCGATTCGATCAGCAAGGTACTGTTCCGCACCGGCACCGTCACCACTGGTTGCACCGTCAAGATCGAAATCCAGTCGGTCAGCAATGGCCGGCCCAGCGGATCCCTGATCGCCGCCGGGGCCAGCGGCACCGTCGCGATTGCCGATAGCGACGACAACGTCTGGAAGACGGTCACCATCGGCACGCCTTATACCTTCGCCGCTGGTGAAGAATTCGCCATCGTGCTCAGCTACAGCAGTGGCACCACGCCCAACCTGCTGCTGAATACCGGCGCGGGCGATACCGGCGGCTGGATGACAACCATGTACGGCATCCGCCTGCAGGATGCCGGCGCGGGCTCCTGGGCCGTACTCACCACCGGACGCCCCCTGGAGTGGGTGGTCGAAATGACCAATGCCGGCGGCGCCGTCACCTTCCCCGGGCTGACTCCGCTAAACGGCGACGGCACGCTCACCGCATTCAACAGCGGCAGCAACCCCAACGAACGCGCGCTCAAGTTCGTCGCCCCGTTCAAGTGCCGCGTCATCGGCGTCTCGGCCGCGCTGTCCAACTTGGCCGCCGGCGCCGACCTCAATGCCTACCTGTGGGATGACACCGACAATCCCGGCGCCGGCCCCACGCCGCTGGCCGCCACCAATACCATCGACGGCGACTTTCCCTCATCGGCCACCGCCGACGGCGTCTCGCACTTCTTCTTCACCGCGCCCGTCACGCTCACGGCCGGCGCCACCTATTACCTGGGCCTCAAGCCCGCCACCGCCAACAACATCGGCCTGATCGAACTGTCCGCCGCCGGCACCGGCGCCAGCAGCACCGGCATTCGCGGCTTTGGCCTCGGCAGCACCACCGCGCACCTGGCCACGCGGCAATGGGTCAGCACCGACCCGGGCGCATGGACGGCTACCACGACGACATTGCCCGGGCTCTCGCTGATCATCGACCAGCTCGACGACGGCGCCAGCGCGGGCGGCGGCGGACTACTCACCCACCCCGGCATGGCCGGCGGCATGAGGGGATAACGTGAAAAAGATCATCAAGGCCGGCGCGACCGACCAGACCATCGACATCTTCATCCAGGATTCAGCCAGCACCACCGGCGGCGGCAAGACCGGCCTCGCCTACAACACCGCCAGCCTGGTCTGCTACTACCGCAAGGGTGCCACCGGCACGGCCACCGCGCTCACGCTCGCCACGCAGACCGTCGCCGGCGCGCATTCGGACGGCGGCTTCGTCGAGATAGATGCCACCAACATGCCCGGCATGTACCGGCTCGACTTGAGCGACACCATCGTCGCCAGCGCCGGCAGCGTCAGCCTCATGCTCAAGGGCGCCAGCGGCATGGCTCCGCTACCGATCGAACTTCAAGTCATCGCCGCCGACCTCGACGATGCCGCCGCCCTGGGCTTGTCGCGCATTGACGCCGCCGTGTCCTCGCGCCTGGCCACAGCCGGCTACACCGCGCCGCTCGATGCCGCCGGCACGCGCACGGCGGTAGGGCTGGCCAGCGCCAACCTCGACACGCAGCTCGGCACGCTCGCCACCGCATCCGCCCTTAGCACGGTGGCCGGCTACATCGACACCGAAGTCGCCGCCATCAAGGCCAAGACCGACCTGATCCCCGCCGCGCCCGCCGCCACTGGCGATTGCCTCACCGCCGCCGGCGTGCGCACGGCGCTGGGCATGGCCGCTGCCGATCTCGACACGCAGCTCGACACCCTGCAGACCGCGGCCA